ATGAGTAATTTCAAGGGATTTAGTACGGTGCAATTAGTAGCACCGAAAAAGAGTATGTTCGATATGACCCACGACAAACGATTGTCTACAAAAATGGGTTATCTCACACCTGTATTAATTCAAGAATCAATACCCGGTGATAAATGGCAAGGTAGTACCGAAATGTTGGTAAGGCTCGCGCCATTATTGTCTCCCGTGTATGATCAGATTAATGTATTCGTCCATTTCTTCTTCGTGCCAAATAGATTATTATGGGAAGACTGGGAAGAGTTTATAACAGGCGGCCGCCTAGGAGTTGGTGTTGATCCCGTTACCGCTCCAGTTCCACCATGGTTCAATATCGGTGATGCCCTTAATTTAACCGGGTTCGGCTTTGAATCAGACCTAAGCGATTATCTTGGATTTCCAAGTATGGGCGATGTAGACCCTGCAGATTTTGATGGTGTAAGATGTGATATTTTACCCTTCGCTGCTTATTACTTGGTATGGTATGAGTATTATAGAGATCGCAATTACATTGCTGATAATGATATTCTCCCCTTTGCATCAGGTGAGGTTGATACGACTGAATTATGGTGGGAAAATTTCATTACGATTAAAACACGTGATTATCTGAAAGATTACTTTACTTCAGCCCTTCCATTTACTCAACGTGGAGAAGAAGTATTGATGCCGTTAGAAGGCACAGGTACAGTAACGTATCTTTCTCAATCCCTTGTTAAGAAGACAAGTGACGGAACTGCAGCTACCAATGGAGATCTTGAAAGCTTGTCAGGTGCCACAGATATATCAGGATTATCAGAACCTGTACGTATCGAGAACATTGACGACATTATATTAAATGCGTCATCTGTATCCATTAACGATTTCCGTTCAGCGTATGCATTACAAGTATGGTTAGAGCGCAATGCTATAGGCGGATCTCGGTATACAGAGTCAATACAAGCGCACTTTGCAGTACGTTCGCAAGATTCTCGTTTACAACGTCCGGAGTACATAGGAGGTGGTAAGTTACCTATCAAAATATCAGAGGTAGTAACAACCGCTTTTAGTAACGATGGTTCCGGAGTAGTCCCTGCTGGTAATATGCAAGGACATGGCGTTGGTTATGCTGATATGAATCAGTTTAGTTATTTCTGTCCAGAGCACGGATTTATTATCGGTATTATGTCAATCATGAATCCCCCTACTTATTGGCAAGGAGTTCCGCGCATGTTTTATAATCGTAGATCCTTCTTATCATATCCATGGCCTACGTTTGCCAAATTAGGTGAACAGCCAGTTGATAAAATAGAACTCTATGGAGAAGACAGCGTAAATTGGACACCAGATGGCGATGGTGAATTACCATTATTCGGTTATCAGTCTCGCTATGCGGATTGGAAATATGCACCTAATACCAATCATGGAGCATTTCGGTCATCATTAATATTCTGGACTCTGGCCCGTGATTTCGCTGCAACTCCAGAGTTAAATGCCAGTTTCGTCAACTTCGATACTGAGACACAGGATCGGATATTTGCAGTTAATGGCGATTCGGATAATTTCTGGATTTATTGCCACAATAAGTTGTCGGTAGTACGTGCTCTCCCTTATTTCGGTACACCAAACACTTTAAATTTCTAGGTTATGGAGATGCATCTATATATTACTCCTCCAAGAAAACGTCAAGACCTGTCAAAGTCTCCAAAGATTACTATTCCTAACCAGAGTATGAGTCTTAAAGAGATATTACGTAGGTTCGTTAGACGTGAGGCGCTACCAATAGCAAGGGAAGGCACCTATGAACATCGCATGGGCGATCTCGAAAAACTCAAAAATGCTGATATTGTAGATCAGATGGAAAGAGTTTCAGAGTTAAAGGCTAATATTCAAGAAGCTGTAAAGCGTAAAAAACAACACGATGACAATGAAGTCGCAAAAGAGGTCAAACGCAAAGCAGATGAGTCTATGGCCGCCAAAAAGGCCTCGGATTCTGGTGACAGCACTACCTCTCCCACACCCTAAGGTTCGTGACAGGTAGTTTTGAAAAGTCGGGTACCGCGCCATAGCTACCCACACCCGTTACCCAAACACAAGACCCACACCGCTATGGTGTGGGTCTTTTCATTACCCAACCGCCCACACTCATTTACGGTCTTCCATTCTAGTGATGCCCTTTAATAATTTCATACGGATATTAATATTCATATCCATCATTTTAGACTCTTCGTCAGTCCATTCACTACCGTTATTATTATTTCTCATGTGATCCCTTAAGAGATCAATCATATAGGAAGCTTCAGCCTCGCTGAACTGTACCCTTTGTTTGTTATTATTACTCATACCCAAATATACCACTAAGTTCCACGTGAAACCACTAAAAGGTATTATAATTTCACTAATTAATTAATTAGTGAAATACATACCTAACAGATACACCTTCCCACACACACACCAAAGTGGGAAGGTAAAGGCGAAGGCCGTGCCGTTTCAACGAGCGACACCCCCCGCGAATTTGCAGCAAAGCGGAAAATGAGCCGGGAAAGAGCCGAGTTGAAACAATGGCGAAAGGCCGAGCCACACAGAAAAAAACCAGTTTTTTTCAAAGCATAGTCAAGCACTTGATTTACTATGCTAAGTGACACCAATTATTTTTTTCATATATTTATATATGGAAAAAATTAAAGAGGTGTCACCCGATCTAGGATCGGAAACACAAAAGACCCAACATATTAGAAAAATGTTGGTAACAGATCTTCGCACAGCAATGGCCTTCTGTTCAATAATTATGTCTGATCAGGACTCAGCCATGGCGGTATTACATCACCTTCAAAAGCACGTAAAAAATTTCCCTGAGGATATTCAGGGATTACAGAAAGATGCCAGAATTGCCTTTAGTTTACTTCAGGTTATAATCGGCCATGATCTTATCCTGGACCAGGTTACAGATGTATTGGAGGGACTCCGCAATAATGAAGAATTAAAACAAGCACTTAAACAGCACGCACATGCCAGCATGGGTAGTTCCGGCAATAGTAGCAGCCGGTCAAGTAATTAGTACAGCGCTACAAAACAGGTCGGCCAAAAAACGTCAGGAAGAAATGAATGACTATAACAAGCCAAAAGCTCAAATGTCTCGCTACAAAGAAGCGGGTTTAAATCCAAACTTAATGTATTCACAAGGCAATCCCGGTAACCAAAGTTCACCAGTACCGGTAAAGTCATATGAGGGTGCCTTAGGTGCGGTGGATGCGTATAATCAAACACGCATGGTAACAAGTCAAGTAGCTGCTAAAGATGCACAAACTGTTAAGACACAGGTAGAAACACAAGTTTCAGAGATTCAAAAGCAATTATTACAAGCAAATCCATTGTTAAACAATGAAGGATTTCAGGCAACGCTCTCTATACTAAAAAACACTGCTTACATAAAGGAAAATGAGGCAGATATTTCAATGAGACAAACGGAAGCACTCAAAGAGATTTCAAGTAAGAGGCGTACAGATGCTAATGGTCTGCCAACGCATTATAGTAATGCAGCTGAAAAGGTTTTAAAAGAGATTGATATTCTGGAACAAAGGTTCCAGTTAAACAATCAGGATGCTAAGATAAAAGCACAGATACTCTCCGGTAAGGAGTTTCAGAATGCCATCTTAGAAGTACAAAAGAGGTTTATGACAGATTTCGACTTAACACCTCAAAACTGGCTACAATTCGTAACACTATTATTACAACGTGCATTTTAAACAACAAACTTATGAGAAGAAGATTTGGAAGATCAAGAAGACGTAGAGGCGGCAAAGGTCGTGGCCGTAGATTACGCACTTACAAGATGTCAAGAGGTGGTATAAAACTGTAAAGTTATGGAGTGTATTGCCCCAAGATATTTAGCTAAGCATGATATAACAGTACCATGCGGAAAATGTATAGGCTGCAGACTGGAAAGATCAAGACAATGGGCAATAAGATGTATGCACGAAGCACAATTACACGAGGACAATTACTTCCTCACGTTGACATATGATAACGAAAACCTTGTAAAACATTGCGGAGTTTACGACGACCAATACAAAGAAATAACAGAGTTTTCACTAAATAAAGTCAAATTTGTCAACTTCATGAAAGACTATAGAAAAAAATACGGTGCGGGTATACGTTTCTTCCATTGTGGAGAATACGGAGAAAAAAGATCAAGGCCGCACCATCACGTCTGCATATTCAACCACATGCCTCCCGACCGTGTACGTGTCGGAACAAAAAACGGTTTCCCCTACTATCATTCACAAGAAGTACAGGAAATATGGGGAAAGGGTGACATAATGATCGGAGAAGTCACCTTCGAATCTGCCGCATATGTGGCAAGATACATAATGAAAAAAATAACAGGAGAAAAAGCACAAGATTACTATGATGGAATTCAACCGGAATATATCACAATGTCAAGAAGGCCCGGGATAGCACACGATTGGTGGGAAAAACACAAAAAAGATGTTTTAGCCATCGACGGAACAATTATTGGAAATAAGTTGATTCCGAGACCTCCCAAATATTATGATAATCTATATGACATTACAAACCATCAACAAATGGAGGCAATAAAAAGAAAAAGAAAAGCACTTGCGAAAGAGCACACGCCGGAAAGGCTGGCGGTGATGGAATCAATCAAAAAATATCAAATCAAACAATTGAAAAGGAGAATCGAAAATGGTACACAAGGACTACTCCCCACGCACC